TCCAGCATTACCAGCACCTGATACTGTATAATGAGTTGTTAATGTCTTAATGGTTTCTGTACCATTAGCTGAACGAATGATTACTTGTAAATCTGAATTAGCGAATATCTTAAAGGTATAACTAAACGTGGCTGTTGAGCCATCACCATTATAACTATTTCTAACTGTAGTTGAAGATATTGTCATATTTTAATTCCTATATTATTTTATTTCTGGAATAGCAACTTTAATATTTATAGCATTTAATCCTGCTGCTGTCAGTAAGATTTGCATCTTTCTAAGATTTCTTATTTGTTCGTATTTAGATTGTCTAATAGATAATAATGTATATTCCTGTTGATCTTTACTTAATTTATTAAAATCAGCTTCATTCATTCTAAGTTCTTCAAATTTGGCATTTGTTATATTTATAATAGCTTTATCTATTTTTTTAATTTCTTTATCTATGTTCTCTAATACTTTAACATCATAAGGATATTTACTTTGTTCTTTAGCTGCTTCAGCATATCTACCTTGTTTCTGTAAAAACTTAATTGTTCCATCAGCTTTTCTAAGTTCTACTAACTTATCATTAAACTTTTGTTCATAATCAGTCCACCAAGGAACTTCTCTTGCTACGATACCTCTTGCTATAGCAAGATCTCCAATTTGTTTTTCAGGAGAAAATCTTTTATCTACTACACCTGTTTCAGCTAATATCTTATCAGATATATCTAAAATATAACCGCCAATTGTTGCAAAGTAAGATCTAAATACATGATCTAAATAAATTGGATTATTCATTTTTACAAACCAGTCAGAATCAATAAGACCATTTAAAGATTGTGCTAAAATTTGCATTGTTTGAGATGTTTGTTTTTGTGCTTGATAAACATCTTTTACATTGCGATCTAAATATGGATTAATAATAGGTTGATCAAATAAGAAACTTTCATTAACTCCTATTTCAACAAATGGTTTTATAAATTGAGGAATAGGAATAGTTCTGTTTATAAAAGAATCAAAGTAAGATTTAACAAATCCATTCCAAGTTCCTCTATCATCATCAACAATAACATCTATTATAGATTTTGTTAATTCAGAAAATAAAGTTCCAATATCAAATGGTTTAGGAATCCAATAAGGAATACCATTTATTCTAACATACCAGTTATCTCTTTTAGCTTGAGCTGGTTGTTGTTGGTATTCAGGATCATCACGATATAAAATTTGTTCAAGAAGAGTTGGCATGATAATTGCAGTGAATACACCAGCCATAGCTTTCTTTGGATTCTTAGCAAATATGTCTACAGATTTTCTAGCACCTTGTACAAATGGATTAAAGAAAGGAACTAAATGATTTACATAAGAAAGTTTTGAACCTGTTCTAGCATAATCCATCATATCTGCTGCTTCAAATCCACCACGTTCCATTGCTTGTTTAGGAGTTAATCCCTTTTGCAAAGCAACTTTCTCAACTTTTTCAAACATTCTTACCCTTGTCATTTCCTCAGAAACTTGAATAAGATTATGTAATAATTTTACTGGTCTTCTAATTTGATTCTTTATTCCAGACTCAAATAATACTTCATTAATTTTTGTTTCTCTTAATGCTTTGTCTATTTGAATAATACTGTTCTGCATTCCTCCAGATTTTTCCCATCTTTCCATAAGTTTAATTGCATATTTATCTGCAAAAATTGTATCTTTTAAAGTTCTTCCTTTTATGATTCTTGCAAGACCAATAAAAGAATCTACAATTGGTATCCAACCAACCTTAGACATTACAGATGCGTTTACTGTATCTCTAAATAAATTTTTAAGAGCAAACACAGGAGCAAATACAACCCCAAGTCTAGTTAATGAAGTAAATGGTTTTGAAAATGTTTGTAACCAATCTAGTTCTTTATAAAGAGTTGCGTTAGATGCTAATACTCTTTGTTCACCCACTTCCCAAATTTCAATCTTTCCTTCTTTGGTACGAACCATCATTGAATTTTTATCAACCATTGCTTGTTTTGGTCTAAACAAAGTCATCTCAATAATTGCTGCGTCTGATAAACTGTCTAACACTTCTTTAGGAATAATATTATTTAAAGACTTTTCTAATTCTTTTCTTTGAACTTTAATTGGTTGCATTTGAACTTCTTTTTTTTTAACTCCGGGAAATGCTTCTGGATTTTGTTTTAGTAATTCTAAGTATTTTAATCTGTATGCATTAACTTCAGCAATTTCTATAAGTTTAATTGTGTTTTCAATTGTAGTTTTAACAGGATCTATAACTCTTAATTCTTCATCACCTTTTCTTCTTTTAAGAGGAAATGATTTACCTTTAAATACTGTTCTTTCAAATTCTAAAAATTCTCTAGCGTAAGGAACATAATTTTCATTTAATTCTTTAATTGCTTTATATTGTTTATCAGTAATATAACCTTTATCTCTAACGTATTGTAAAACTTTATCACTAAACTCAACCATTTCTTTTCTCATGGTTTCATATTTAGCTTTATAAGTTTTGTTATTAGCAACCTGTTCTGAAAATTTTATATCAAATGGAGTTTTAACACCACGATTGACTAATGTTTTATTAAAAACAGCTGCTGAATATGCAGAAAATTCTGACATTTTTACAGGATCATTACCAATAGGTTCAAGTATTTCACTTAATGATTTTCCATTTTTAACCTTATTAACATCTTGAGTTCCACGTTTTAAAAAAATATATCCAAGATCTTTATTACGAGATAAAGACATAGCTTCTTGATATAGATTTATTGGAACATCTACTTTATTTAAATTTTTTGCACCTACTTGTACTAAATCAGTTAGAATTGGATTACGAAAATCTAACATAGTATCAATAAAAACATTTTTTCCTTTTACAATTTTTTCTTTAATATTTTTAAATACAGGTTCAGGAATAGGTTCTCCAAAAGACATTCTGTCAAACATGTGTTGCATAGCAGGATCAGATGACTTCGCTGTAGTTTCTAATTGTTTTTCAAAATATTTAATTTGATCAGTTATTTTTGTTATATCTTTTGTTTTTTTCTCTGATGCTTTTTGATCTATAATTATTCTAGTAACATCATTACCTTCGGCATCTATATATTTTTCAGTTCTTTCTGGTACTTTTCTTTCTTGAGTTATCTTTAGCTGTTCTTTTAAATCAATAACTTTTTGTTCTAATGTAATTTCTTCTTTATTTAAAACTTTTGATTTATCAAAAGATCTAGGTATTTTTTGATTAATACTAGCAAAATCATCAGCTACAGTTCTATCTACTATTGCATCTTTTAAAACTTCTGTAGGTTTTTTACCTGTTTCAATATAAATATTATCCATTTTTTCCTTAATAGTTTTAGCAGAAGATGGTGGTAAGTTTCCTTCAAGTTTTGTTCCTACACTCCATAAAATAGCTGAGTAAGACAGTTCTCTTGCAGATGGAAGTTCACCATGCATTAAAGCACCAATTCCTTCAAATGCTGTAAATCTTCCTAATGTTTTTCCAATATAAGTATTACCAATTGGTCCAAGAAATTTTGGAGCATTAAGAGCAACTGTTAATTGTAAGCCATCTTTAATTCCTTGTTTAATTCCCTCTTCTAAAACAATCTTCATAAAATCAATTGGCTCACCAATTTGTTGTTTGTTAAGAGCTTCAGTCATTGTTTTTCTCAAAACTCCGGGAACAAATGCAGCACCAAAAGTTGATCCAATTTTAGGGATAGGAGATCCAGCAAAAGCTCCTAATGCATAGAAAGGTAAGTCAGCACCAAGAGTTGAAAGTTGTTGAACGAATCCTTCTAACCAACCAGAATCTTCAGGCTGTTGATCTATCAATCCTTCTGGTAAACCTTTTCCTTCTAAATAATTTTTAATTAATCCTATATTTGAAACTCCTAAACCTCTTGCAATATAACTTGTGAGTTCTGATTTTTCACCAACCATAAATTTTTTAATTCTATTTCCTGTTTCTTGTAATGAAAATTCATTTAAACCAAATGCTTTATCTTCTCCTGAAGATGATTCTTCAGAAATCTTTAACCAATAATCTTGTATTTCTTTTCTATTAACTAAAGATAATGGTGGATATTTAGGTTGAGTTTGTAAAAAATCATCTAATGATATAACATTAGATTCTTGTTGAGGCTGAGCAGTAGTTTCAGTATTTACTAAAAAATTATCTAAAGATATTTCAGCCATTGAATTATTATTGTTTCTGTAGGATTACTTTACCATTCTGTTCTATTCTTAATACTGTAGCTTTTTCTCCTTTGGAATTTGTTATTACATCACCAACTTTATATTGAGTTTTTGTTTGAGTTTGATTTGCAATACTTTCAATCTGTCTATCTAAATCATCTCTCTTTAAACTAAATCTTGATGCATCTTTGCCAATAAAATTAGAATTAGTTCTGTTTAATAAATCTTCTGGATTTTTTCCTTCCTTTAATCCATTGTTATAACGATTGTACATTTCTTCAACAAATGCATTCATTCTTACATCATAAGATCTATCAAAATTTCTAAATGTTGGTATTCCTCCAACTGCAACTTCATTGTCTTTAACAAAGTTAAAAAACAAATTCATATTATTTTTAGTTTTCTCATCAACGCCTTTAACATTCATCATTAAATTAAAAGATTCAAAATCAGATTTGCTTAATCTTTGATTAATAACTCTTTCTGCTAAAGTTTTGCCAGTAGCTTCGTTATTAATTTTAAATGGTGTATTAATATTAATTATCTCTCCTGTTGCTATTTTTTTTAATATTTCTATTTTATCTGTGTATGGAGTTGTTTGAACAACTTGTTTGTTGGCAACTAGATTATTTATTTTTAATAAATCTGATTTTAATTTTTCATCTTTACCAAAACTAGATTCAATTGAAGATGGATTGTACTCACCTATTTTAGAAGAATTAACAACATTACTCATTTTTTTTTGAATTGCATCTGAAGTAATCCTGCTAATATCATCATTTTGAATTTTAATTGAAGTTTCTGCTATTCTATATTTTTCATTAGCATGTTTAATTAAATTAGACTTTTCAACATCTGATAGTTTATTATAAAGTTCTTTTTGTTTATCTGTTTCAAAAATTCCTTTTGCATAGTTTTCAACTTTTTTATATTCTTCACCAAGTTGTGTCATATTCATTCCCGGTGTATTGTTAATACCAACTGTTAATGTTGAATAAATATTACTTGTTATTTGTTTCTGAGCTTGATCAAAAACAATATTAAAGTTTTTAGGATCTAATTTAATAGTTCCATTCTTTAACATTTCAGTTAAATTTTCTGCTTCATTTTTATTAAGCATTGATTGTGCAAGTTCTAATCTTCCAAAATTTAATCTTTCTTCCAACAATGTTTTCTTTTGACCGGCATCTAAATTTAAATTATTAACTACTTTAGCTATATTTGGTTCATAAACTGGTAAATATTTTGCACCAAGTTCTTTAAGTAATATTGTTTCATTTTGATAATAACCATCAGCAACTTTAGTTTCTTCTTTAAACAAAGAATCTCTTGATCCTTTAAGAACGTCTGTTTTTAATATTCCAGCTGTTGCAAAAAATTTTTCTTTAACAGCAGATTTAGTAAAGTTATCTACATTAGCAAGTCTAGTTGCCTGAGTGTTATTCCATAATGTATTTATTTTATCATCATATTCTTTTGTAACTTGTGATGGATTTGGATTTGCAGATAGTTCACTTTTAATTGAAAATAATCCTTGAGTTCCATCTTCTTGATCATTGTATAAATCACTAATAACTTTTAAAGCATTTGTGTTTGCTTCAGTTGTTTTTTCTTTTACATAATAATCAGCAATTGTATTTTGCAGTCCAGTAAAAGGAGCTGTAATAGGCATTTGCACACCAGACTTTGGAATATTTATATCTGTTGTTGGTCTAAGTTGTGCTGTGTACGAAGGTATTTTTGGCATTATGTAGTTTTAGTAGCACCAGACATAGTTAATAAACTTGTTCCAGTTGATGTTATTGTTTGTAATTGAGCTGCTCTAGCTGTATTTCTAGCAACTTGTCCCTGTATTGAATAGTAATTTGCTGTTTCTAGTTTAGAAATTTTATTTATAGCTGCATTATATTTCATTGTTTGTCTATCAAGTTCTGCTTGTTCAGCGTTTGCTCTTGCAATTCTTCTTGCAGTACCTTCATCAGACACTCCTGATTTAGCTATTGATACTTGTGTTTTTCCTTGTAATTGTGTGTATTGATTATCAAATCTACCAAGATCTGTTTCTAATTGTTTATCAATTTGAGCTGCTTCTTGTCTTGCTATTTCAGCGTTACGATTTTGAACTGCTTGATTATATTTACCAGTAGCACCTTGTTGTGCATATTGAATAGCACCTAATGCTCCTACTACTGCTAACTGCCAACCCATTAGAATATCCTCGCAAATCTATAATGATCAGTACCATCCATACCATAGTGCTTCATTAATCCTTCATTCTTTAAACCTAACCACTCTGCAAATTTAATACCTATTCTGTAATCAGCTCTTACAGCTGTCTGAACTCTTTTAATGTTATTAGATTTTGCAACGTAATCAAAATTTTGTTTAATGGCTTTTGCAATCATTATTGGAAAATCATAAATGTTATTGGTTGCAAGAACCCAACCTTCTCCAACACCATTCCAAATCTTTTTAATTCCAGCTGATGCAATTATTTTATCATTAATCATACAAGTAAATGCCATGTGTTTTTCTTCTAGACTTGAGCAATCTTTTATAAAATCTACTTCCATATCACTAATAACATGGTTTAATTGAGATGCCATAATTATTTTACCATGATTAGAAATATAAGGAATTATAATTAGTTTATTAGTCATTTGTTACCAGTTCCGGATATAACGATAAAATTGTTAAAGGTAAAGGTTGAGTTTGTCTTACATAGATAAAACCATCTGTTTCATAGTTACCTCTAAACTCTATTTCCTTATCACCTGTGAATGCTGGGATAGCTTGATCCATAGGAGTCGCAGAAGATCTAAATGGTATTGATTCCATATTAGATAAATTTGATCCAACCTCAACACCTACTGTTTCAAATAATCTTAATGAT